ATTAAGAAGTTTTCAAAGGGCTACCACGATGAGCGCCGTGCCAAGGAACAGGCCCAACGCGAGCGGGATGAGCTGGAAAACCTCACGCGACAGATGCTGGAGGAGAACAAGCGCCTTAAGAGCACGGTAGGACAGAGCCAGTCCACCATGTTCGAACACGCAAAGCAGGCGGTAGAGAAAGACCTAGTAACCGCGAAGCGTGACTACAAAGAAGCCTATGAAGCCGGTGATGGTGACAGGTTACTGAAAGCGCAGGAAGCACTGAACCTTGCCCAGTTCCGTACTGAGCAGTTAAAAGGAATGGGTAACCGTGCTTTACAGCAGAGGCCCGATGCGGTACAACAGGGACAACAAGGGCAAGTTGGTGGTAACGTACCACCACAACAGGCCCCCCAACGATCCGAACCCGATACAAAGGCAAGGGCATGGGCTAACGAAAATACATGGTTTGGGCAAGATCAGGAAATGACTGCGCTTGCACTTGGCACTCACGCCAAACTCGTCGAATCCGGCATTGACCCAACCAGTAATGAATACTACGAAAAGTTAAATTTTCGTATGCACCAAGTATTTCCAGAGCAATTTGGAGATGCCGAACCCCCTCCTCAAGAGGAGCATCAGCAAAAGCAGCAAGTGGTTGCCCCCGCAACGCGGAGCACGACCCCTAAAAAGGTCAAACTAACGCAAACACAGGTTGCCCTAGCTAAAAAGCTGGGAATTTCTATTGAGGATTACGCCAAACAGGTTGCAATTGAAATGAGGAAGGCAAATGGCTGAAAACAGGATACCACGAGAGCAGGAAGGACGTGCTAAGGAAGCTCGTAAAGAGCACTGGAAACGCCCTGAACTCCTGCCTGAGCCTAAAGCATCTGACGGTTATAAATACCGCTGGATACGTCTGGCCAGTTTGGGCAATGTTGACGCCACTAATATCTCCTCAAAGCTGCGCGAAGGTTGGGTACCGTGCAAGGCATCAGAACACCCTGAAATCTTTATTGCGTCCGTCGAGAACGAAAGGTTCAAGGATAATATAGTGATTGGTGGGTTGATGTTGTGTAAGGCACCAGTCGAAATGGTGGAGGAGCGTAACCAGTTCTATGCAGAACAGGCTGCTGCGCAAATTCATTCAGTAGACAATAACCTGATGCGTGAAAACGATGCTCGTATGCCGCTCTTTAATGACCGGAAAACGAAAGTCACCTTTGGATCAGGAAATTAAAGGAGTCTATAATGGCTTATCCTACTGTCGCTGGCCCCTACGGGCTGAAGCCGATCAATCTGATCGGTGGGCAGTCCTTTGCTGGTTCGGTTCGTCATATCCCTATTGTGTCTGGCTACGCTTCTTCTATCTTCAACGGAGATGCGGTTAAAATTGCCAGTGATGGTACTCTGCAACGTGTTGCTGATGGTGCTGCTGATGAAGCTATAGGCGTATTCCTCGGATGCGCTTATACCGATTCCACTATGGGATTTATGAACCGCCAGTATTGGCCTGCGGATCAAGTTGCCGCTGATGCGGTTGGTTTGGTATGTGATGACCCCGATGCCTTGTTTAAGGTCGCGGTTGTTTCTACTGGTACTACTATGGGTACCCTGTCTCGTGCAGAGTGTCTGAACCTCAACTTTGAGTTGGAAGTTAATAGTGGTAGTACTGCCTCCGGCAACTCTACGATGGCACTGGACAATGCGTCCGGAGCTACAACAGCAACCCTGCCCTTGCGTGTTATTGACGTAGTGGAGGAGACGAAAAACGTCTCTACCGGCGAATATTACGAAGTTGTCGTAAAATTCAATGCCCACCGCTATAACGACACCACTGGCGTAGCATAAGGAGTGACGTAAAATGGCTATTTCACGCGCCCAATTACTCAAGGAACTCCTTCCCGGTCTGAACGCACTGTTCGGTCTGGAGTACGCTAAGTACGCGGAGGAGCACGGCGAAATATTCGATAGTGAATCATCGGATCGTTCGTTTGAAGAAGAAACCAAGCTGTCTGGCTTTAGTGCGGCACCTGTCAAAAACGAAGGCTCTGCCATCGAATATGACAACGCGCAAGAAGCATGGACTGCTCGCTATACCCACGAAACCATCGCTATGGGGTTCTCAATTACTGAGGAAGCCGTAGAAGATAACCTGTATGACTCACTGTCATCCCGTTATACGAAAGCGTTGGCCCGTGCTATGGCGTACACCAAGCAAGTTAAGGCCGCTGCTATCCTGAACAATGCGTTCGATAGTAACGTGACTTATGGTGATGGTGTGGAGCTTTGCTCTACCGCTCACCCGCTGGTGTCTGGTGGTACCAACTCCAATGAACCCGCCACTGCCGCCGATCTGAACGAAACTTCCTTGGAAGCTGCCGTTATCCAGATCGCTGCGTGGACTGACGAGCGTAGTCTGCTGATCGCCGCGAAGCCGCGTAAGCTCATTATCCCGCCAAGCCTGCAATTCGTTGCAACCCGCTTGCTGGAGACCGAGCTGCGTGTGTCAACCGCCGACAACGACATCAACGCGCTCAAGACCAACGGTTCTATCCCCGGTGGGTACACCATTAATCACTATCTCACCGATAGCGATGCGTGGTTCCTGAAGACGGATATTCCTAACGGTCTGAAGCACTTTACTCGTGCTGCGATGTCCACCGGAATGGATGGTGACTTCGATACAGGCAACGCTCGTTACAAGGCTCGTGAGCGTTATTCGTTCGGTGTATCTGACCCTCTGGGCATCTACGGAAGCCCCGGCGCATAAGTCGTGGGGAAAGATGACGAAGGGGGCCTTGTGCCCCCTTTTGTTTTTGTATATCGTGTAATAAGTTCTGGGAACATCCAGATATGCTGACCGACCCAGCGGACGTTACGAAGACAGCATGTCGAATCCTTTCGTAAAGAGGTAATTCCTATGGCTAGTACTACGTTCAGTGGTCCTGTCACTTCTACTGCTGGTTTTGTTGGTGATGTCACCGGTGCTGTCACTGTCCCTACTTACACTGTGGCTACCGCCCCTGATGCGTCAACTGTGACCGCAGGCACCACTATCTACGTATCTGATGGTGTTGCGGGTTCTCCCGGTCTTGCGTTCTCTGACGGTACTGATTGGAAGCGTGCAGATACTCCTGCGACTACTATTGCCGCTGCGTAAGGGGTAACGTATGAAATATGTACCTCCCGGTCCAGAAGAACTGGCACGCAGGGGACTGAACCCTGACGGTACGCCGCTGGTTAAGGCCAAACCCAAGCCAAAAGCTAAGGCAAAGCCAAAGCCCGAAGCGAAGGAGTAATCTATGAGTGATTCAGATTTAAAAGCTTCACGGCTTACCGCGACAGGCACAGTTGTAGGCAGGCGCACGCGCATACGGGCAATATATAACGGGAATACCGCTGGAAGTATCGTGGTACGGGATGGCGGTGCTAGTGGCACAACAGTACTAACGTTGGCACTTGCAGCTAACCAGTCATTTGAATTTCCCGGCAGGGGTATTTTGTTCGGTACTGATAGCCATGCGACTCTGACAACGGTGAATGACATAACTTTCTTGTACGAGTGATGAAAAGCAAGTCAATCACGTAGGAAACGCTGATGGCCACCACTGGCACCACAACATTTGACCTTGAGTTCACCGAAATAGCGGAGGAAGCGTGGGAACGTGCGGGGCGCGAAATGCGTTCTGGCTACGACCTGCGTACTGCGCGGCGGTCAATGGACTTGATGATGATTGAGTGGCAGAACCGTGGCATCAATATGTGGACGCTGGATTCAGGTACGGTTGCCTTGGTTAGTGGTACTGCTGAGTACACGCTACCTGCGGATACAGTTGACCTGATGGAACACCTTATCAGAACAGGTTCTGGTACTAGCCAAACGGATACTAACTTGGTGCGGATAAGTGTGAGTACATACTCATCAATCCCTAACAAGTTACTACAAGGCAAACCGGTCCAGATTCATATCAGGCGTGAGAAGGATGCTCCCGTAGCCGTGGTATGGCCAATCCCGGATAGCAACAACTATACGCTGGCCTATTGGCGGTTGCGCCGCATAGAGGACACAGGGCGAGGGGCAGATAACGCCGATGTGGTCTACCGGTTCTATCCTGTAATGGTAGCGGGTCTGGCTTACCATATCGCTATGAAGGTGCCTGAGTTCGTTTCACGGCTCCCTATGCTGAAGCAAGCCTATGAAGAACAGTGGATGCACGCCGCTTCAGAAGACCGTGAGCGGTCTACGTGGAAGCTGGTGCCTTACGGGGGCGCGTACCGATGAGTGCGTTTGCGGTTGGTAACCGAGCGATAGCCATATGCGATAGGTGTGGTCAGCAGTACAAGCTGAAAGAGCTGAAGTTTCTGACTATTAATGGTAATCAAGTTAACACCAAGGTTTGCCCGTCTTGCTGGGAACCAGACCACCCCCAGAATGAGTTAGGGCGGTATCCAGTACGTGACCCCCAAGCCCTGCGGGACCCGCGTTCTGATGCAGCCGAACGGGACGATAGTAGGGAGCTTACGGTCCCCGGTGGTGGTACTGTTGAAGATTATATTAGGAACAGCTTTCCGATATGAACTACACCGACCTGACAACGAACATTAAAGAGATAGTTGAGAATCCGGAACTCACTGACGCCCAGATAGCCCTGTTTGTGCAGCAAACGGAGCAAAAGATATACAACACCGTACAGCTCCCCGCCCTACGCAAGACTTGTGACGGCGCTACTACGGGGTCTAACCAGTTTTTGAGTACGCCAGCAGACTTCCTGTTCCCTTACTCTATCGCGTTGAGAGACGGGGATGGCAACTATAACTACCTTGTTCAGGTAGACCAGAACTTTATTCTGGAGGCGTACCCAGACCCGACAAGTACAGGACAACCTAAGTACTATGGAATCTTCGACGAGGATTCTTATATTTTGGGTCCAACCCCCGATGTTAGTTATTCCGTGAGGATTACCTATGGCCATTATCCTGAGTCTATTGTTACTGCTGGTACCACGTGGCTTGGCACTAATTATGATTCTGCCCTATTGAATGGCTCCTTAGTAGAAGCACTCCGGTTTATGAAGGGTGAAGCAGACCTTGTGCAGATGTACGATAAAATGTATTTGGAGTCAATTGCCTTACTCAAAATGCTTGGCGATGGTAAACTGCGTCAAGATACCTATCGCTCTGGGCAAATAAGGACATCGGTAAGCTAAAATGCAGACAGCTAAAGTTGGTTTGGGTGGACAAAAGCCGAAAATAGGGATTAACCCGATTGATCCTAATCAGCCGCCAAAAAAGCGTGGCGTAGGTACCCTGTCTGAACAGCAGAAATACGAAAAGATGTGGACGGTAGATGACTACCGTGAAGTGTCCCCCGGCGAGCTTGCGGGTAACACATTTTTGTCTGTGGCTAAACCCAAGCGGGATTCTAGCGTAATTGATTTTGGGTGTGGCACAGGTCGGGGATCGTTCTATCTGAACTTTATGGGTGGTTTGAAAACCACCATGCTGGATTTTGCAGGTAATTGTCTGGACCAAGATGTTCAGAACGCGATGAAGAACTATTCCGAACGGTTTGATTTTATCCAGCACGATCTTACAAAACCTAGCCCTGTGTCAGCGACTTATGGGTACTGCACCGATGTGATGGAGCATATACCTGAAGACGATGTAGACACTGTGCTGTACAACATCCTGTCATCAGCGAGGCAGGTGTTCTTCCGTATCAGCACTGAACTGGATGTTATGGGACCGCGCTTCCTGAAAGATGGTGAGGGAAACCCTATCCACCTCCATCTGACCGTGAAGGATTATGGTTGGTGGTGCCAAAAGTTCATTGAACACGGCTGTACGATCCTCCATAGCGAAAATTTGGGTAACGCTGTAGATTTTTATGTTACCGCATGGACACAAAAACTGCCGGATATGGATGTAAATACCACTGAGAGCAGGGTCCTTGAAAATATCAAGGAGAACGCCAAGTGGGGCTGTAATAGTGTCTTACCCCATCAAGTGCAGGAAGACGCTGAAATAATGCTGTTATGTGGTGGCCCGTCCCTGAATAAATACAAGGACGAGATTATCCAGAAATACGAAGCAGGCACCAAAATAGTGACTGTTAATGGTGCATATAATTGGTGTCAGGAAAACGGACTACACAAGGTTAACCAGTGTATGCTGGACTCCCGCCCGTTCAATAAGCGGTTTGTCGAGCCGGTTAATCCAGATTGTTTCTACTTTATCGGTAGCGGTGCTGACCCTTCGGTGTTTGAGGTACTACCTCCTGAACGCACGTTTTATTGGCATATCTACGGAAATAAGGACGCACTCGATATTATTAGTGAGGAATACCCTGAAGCTATTTCATGTATGGGGGGTTCCACGGTAGCACTTCGGGCTATCATCCTAATGCGTATTCTTGGGTTCAAGAACCAGACTATATACGGTATGGATTCTTGTATTCTTGATGATAAGCATCACGCTTATGAGCAGAAAGAAAACGACCACGATGAAGCCATTATAGTCAATATTGAGACTGATGATGGCGTGTGCAGACCTTTCCGGTGTCAGCCTTGGATGGCCCTACAGGCGTTCGAGTTTATCCGCATGATGGACTATGCGAGCGAGGAATTTAACCTCACAGTAAAAGGTGACGGGCTAATAGCCTATATTATTGAAACGGGAGCCAAGCTCCCAGACTTACAGGAGCAATAAAATGGCTGCTACTGCATGGGCTTTTTATCACACAACCAAGAAGAAATTGGGTGAAGGTGGGTATAATTTATCTACTGATTTATTCAACCTTGCGTTGTTCAAAACCGCAGCGACAAATCCCGCAGATAACCCTGCGTTGTCGGTTAAATCACAAATATCTAACGAGTGTTCTGGCGGTGCTTATACTGCTGGTGGTAAGACATTATCAGCTAATACGTGGACTGCTACGGCAACTTCAACGTATAAGTTCGACTCCTCTGATTGGGTAATTACTGCAACTGGTACGGCTATTTCCGCTGTTCTGTTTGCGGGTATTTACAAGTCTGCCAGTGCTGGTGGTGGTCCTCTGTTGTGCTACTCACAGTTATCTACAGCGGCGTTTGACGTAACGACTGGTAACACACTTACGATCCAGATGAATGCCGCTGGTATTTTCACACTAGCTGGGTAATAGGGGGTTGTTATGGACTACGCGGCACTACGAGCGTTAATCGAAACGCACCCCACCCATGCGGCTACATCCGATGCGGACATGGTGACATGGCTGGAGGATGATACGGCAGTGTCGAGAGACAGGACACATATTCCGTCTGTTGAGATACAGAATATCTGCCTGTCGGATAATGTCGAATGGC